TAATGAGGCCAGGCGTTTTTAATAAAGTGCGATATAGGCGATCACTATGATTACTGCGGATAATATGCATTTCTCGACTATGTTCGCCGATATCCCACAAAATTTGCTTACAGCTCTGACGATCTTTGTGAATACTTTGCTCATAAGCCAATGGTGTTTTTTCAGCCCAACGACTAATGGTTTGAAAATCCATCTCATCGCCAACGCATAAAATTTCATCAAATTTTTCACGTCGCGCCAACTTAATAACATTTTTAACGGCTTGCTCATGGTGAAATGGAACTTGCAGGTCACTAACGACTAAAAAACGTTTACTCGTCGTCGTCATCATCTGTCGGGTCTATGTTAGGGATGATCCCACCATCGCCAATAACCCAGTCGGGGAATGTCTTATATTCTGTCATAAGCCAAAAAGCATGCTCTGGCGTAAACCCTGCTTTCCTAGCTGCTTTAAAACACTCATGCAAAGCAACGTAGTGCATGTCAATTTTTGACAACGGCTCAGATGTTTTACGTACTCTGCGCTTATTTATTCTTTTACGTTTCTTTGTATTTGCCATGTGTTTATTGTCGCTTACTTATAATTACAAATAACTCATCGACACGCTTTTCTAACCTTGTTAATTGATCTTTCATGCTAGTACCGCCGTTAGGTCGTAGCTCGCTCAGCCAACCTTTAACGATAAAACGTAATCCTATTAGCACGCTTGTTAGCACAGCGCAAACGCCAGCGCCAAATGCGGCCCAATCTGTCGGTGTCATTTCGCATTTATGCCAAAATCTACTTCGTAGCCAGATGTTGGGTCTAGCGCCTTAATTAATGGCCCTACCAAGCTAGCAAGTAATGCTGCATAAGCTGGGTGTATATCGGTAGCAATAGCTAATGCACAAGCTACACCACTTGCAGCCACAGCGCGTAAATATGATTTTATTGCGGCTTTATGTTTTTTTGTTAGTTTCATCTTATCTCCTAAGGTCTTGCAACAGCCATGACAAGCGCATATTTGCGCTTACGTTTATACACACCATCACCATTAGCTTGACTGCCTGACATATCTGACGACGTATTGCCCTCTATGCATGTCAAATGCTTTAACTTTTTGTTGTTACTGGCCACAATGCCAATATGATCTGGCTGTGTGTCTTTGTCAAATTGAAAAAATGCAATGTCGCCTTTTTGTGCCTTGCCAACTGGCACTAATCTATCAAGTAACGTAAACCATTTAAGCGCTCTATCGCAGCTGCTAAACCCTTTACCAGACTGAGCTGTAATAAGGCCGCCTAAACCTGCTTTGACAAAACACCAGGACACAAACATGGCACACCAGGGTTCATTATTAAGGCCATACCATTTGCCAAATTTGTTATCGTTGTTTGCTTGTTCAACGTAACCAATTTGTGTTGTCGCAATGTCTAATGCAGATGGCATAGTTTACAAACCAAGCGCCGTTAAATCATCTATCGTTAAACCAAGCGCAGCCAACTTAGCCTGTGCTGCTGCTTTGGCTTCCGCTTTGGCTTCAGCTTCTGCATCTGCTATCGCTTTGGCTGCTTCGTAATTAGTTTTGTCAATTTCTTGTTGCGCTAATTCTGCTTGATTTAACGGTCTGTCAATTACTTCACCTGTTTCGCAGTTAATAATTCTTTTCATTATGATACCCCATACAATCTAATAGAAGTATTGCCTTGATTTGTAAAAGTAGCACTACCTGAATTTCTAAAAATATCAAGGGATGTTATGGCTGTGGTTGAGTTAAAATAACCAACAAAATTTTTGAACTTATACGCGCCAGCAGTATTGTCATAATAACCAAAAACTGCGGTGAAAGTTTTGGTGCGTGTACTTGAAGCATAATTATCAATAACAATATATCCATGGCAATCTGTTTGAACTCCAGAAAAAGTTACATTTTCTCCAAAAGGCCATGACGCTTGATTACCATTTAGTAAACTATCTTGGCTATCTCCTTGTGCATTACCGCTAAAACTTCCTGTATGCGATCCACCAATTTGTTGAGTTACATAAACATTTGCACTAGAATTATTATTCAATCTGATTCCAAATGTTGATCCAGTAGTAGAATGTCTAATTCCAGCATAAGCCAAAATTAATTGTTTATGACTACCAAGTGATGAGAATGATAAACTTGATAATGCACTTGCAACTGTTTCAGAAATCAAAGTCATACCACCACTAGAAGCCGTAGCCCATTTAAGTCCAAGACTTTCTGTGCTATCTGCTGTTAAAACAGTGTTGTTTGCACCAATTGGGATGCGTTGGTCAGATGTACTAAAACCATAAAGATCACCTTTTGTTGTAAGTGGTGATGTTGCGCCTACTTGTATAAAATCATAAAACGTAGCTGCGCTTGTACTGGTAAAATATAAGATTCCTGCGTCATTTTGTGGCAACGCTAAGCTGCCAGCACTTGCAACTGTTGCTGTACCTGCGGTAACAGTACAAACACCTGCGCCACGATTTTGTATAAACACTGTATCGCCAGCAGCAAATAATCCTGTGTTAACAGTTATTGTTGTAGTGCTTGCAGAATTCATTGCAACAGTCGTACCTGCATCGGCTGCAACTAATGTGTAACTAGCAACTTTAACGCTGGCATCTCCGCCTAACATTGCAGTTTGTTGCAAGCTAGTCATCTGTGCAGCTGTTAATACCTGCCCAGTAGTAAATGTTTGTTTTGCCATCTATTCTCCTAGTAACTCAGGACATTATAGTCTAAAGTGCCATAAATGCTATTATTTAGGATAAATGCGTCTATAACAGGCTCTAATGTCGTAAATGTAGTTTTCCAACTGTTTGGCGTTATTGCCATTGCTACGCCAAAAATCTGTAATGTCTTGCTTAGTGTGCTGCCGCCAGGCTGTGTTGTTGACACTGTTATGGGGTCAAAAAAATCCAAGCCTAATGCGGCAACTATGCCTGTGTCGTAATTAGGCGTGTATAAATCTAGCAAAATACTATCTACACGTATGCTTGTTTCTTGCCTACTAGCCACATACGCCTTAGCATAATCTAAAGCTACGGCATCTGTTTGCATAAGCAAATTATCTAAAAAATAACTATGCAAAAAATACTTGTCAATTGACGTTTGATTACTGTCAACTTGAGCTGTACCGCCAACACGCGTAATTGTTGCTTTGTTGAAAATTAATGTGTCATTTAATATCCATTTAGCATCTGCGTATGCAATACCAGTGCCAGTGTCATTAAATAATGTTGCTGCATTACCAATAGAGCCAGCAGTTACGCCACGATCTTGAAATACAAATGACCCAGATTGATCTACATATAATGCGCCGTATTCACTATCTGCAACAGTAGTCATTGCTTGTAAGGCTGTTCTATTTGTGCCTGGGTCGGCTTGCAACGTAGTAAGGCCTGCATCTACATCGCGCATTGTGCTTGGCCAGGATATTGCATCTAGTAATTGATTTATACGTGTGCCACTTAAATCGCCTGCGCTTGCAGCTGCGACTGTGCTTATTTGTGCGTTAAATGCTAACCTAAATGCATCTACAGCTTGTATTGTCGTATATGCAACCTCATCTGCATCTTGTGGGTATGTTGTAACATAACTTGTAATAAAACCTGTAAATATATCGTAGGTTATGCCTAAGTGTGTTGCACTAATTTGCACTTTTTTCATGGGCGTTAACAAATCAAAATATGGCGAACTGGCATTCTGTGGGTTGAAATCACCATTTTGATCTACAATGCGCAATGTTAACGTGCCAGTTTGAAATTGGTCAATTAATGCATTGCGACCACGTACTGTTTCTATTAAATTAACTTGATTAGATACATCAACAATTACTGACGCTGCATCGGCTAAAATGTTTGTATCTAGATGGCCTGACCCTAAAATCATCGCCTGCGCAAAACTAGGCCCAGTGCTAAAATTTATAAATGCTTGCACGCTAGGCACTGGCATTACAAACCGCCTGTTATGCCACTTGAAATGCCTAATTTGCGTGATACTTGTAAACTTTCAGCAATTAATTGCGCAAATTTATCACCTGTGTTTTGCGTGCTAACAACAATGTCAAGGCCGATCATAGATTTTTCCTCACCGCGCCTAAATGCAGCGGGGTCAAATCTACTGCCAGCTACAATACCTGTTGGCACAGGCGGAGCTGCGCCGCCAATACCTTTTGTGCCACCGCCAGTTTTTGTAGCACCTAATGCTGGCACGTTAAAACCTTGCATGCTCATACTCAATAAAAATGCAGCAATTTTTGCGTTCATTAATTTTACAGACTCTAATGCGTTGTCATACATAAATGCTAATTTTTTAGCTGCTTCTGCTGCCTGCATTTCTGCAAGTATTTTTTTTGCGAGTGCTTCATTATTATCTAGGATTGCAAGCTGTGCTTTTATACGTAACTTAATCTCTGCATCTGTTGCTTCATTTAACGCTACTGTTAAACCAATACGTTCTAAATCAAACTTATCTTTTAACTCATCTATTGCAGTTTTTTTCTTTAATTGGTCATTTTCTGCTTTACGCAATGCTGTGCTATTTTTTATGGCGCGTGCTTCTAATACACGTTCTTGCTTTGCAATGCGTGCCGCCGTTCTTTCTTGACCTCCGCGATCTTGTTGCGGCGTTCTACCTAACGCACGTAAGCCAGGTATTATTGCTCCCAATATAGGTATATTTTTTATGTCAAATACACTACCTAGACCCGGTATTGTTGTTAATTGTTTTAATTTGGCAGCAATAGTGCCTAGACCTACAATTACTTCACTTGTAGCTGTAGCAAAATCTTGCATGCTATTTGTTAAATTTTCTATTGTTTTGTCATCGCTTAATAATGTCAAGGCATCAACAATGCCCTTGCCTATTGTTTCTTGTGCATCTGCTGCTGCAACAGACAACAAACTCATTTTGCCTGCATAAGTTTCTAATCTTGCTGCCGATTGACCGCTAAACTTTTTATTCAACTCGGCCATAATTTTATTCATGTCACCAGCTTTTAGTAAGTTTTTGTCTAAGCCTGCGCCTAACCTACTCAACCCAGTTGTATTGCCTGCGTATGCACGTGCTAATGCTGCTGTTACAGCTGTTACTTCTCTGCCAGTGCCTGCGCTTATATTTAACGCAGTATTTAATGCGTCTTGGCTTTTTGTAATTGACCCTGTAACAGTAAGTAATTGTTGAAACGCTGGCCGTAATTGGTCATCTACTACACCTGTTGTTTTTTGTAGATTTGCTATAAATAACTCTACCGCTGGGCTACTAAAAGCAAAGCCTGTATTTTTTAATTGTTGCTCTAGCGATCTGGCCGCTTTTTCGTCAGCTGCAAATGCTTTAACCGCTGCTTTGCCAAATCTAGTAAGTGCTGTAACAGAAAATGCTGCGCCAAATGTTTTAGCAAATGTTTTTAATTGTTTGTCAAACCCTGCAACCTCTTTGCGACCTTTTTTT